AGATGGTTTATTCAGATGGAACAAATGTTGTTGATACAGCATTTACAGATTTATCATCTGATTACTCACCACAACTTTCAGCTGTACTAGATACAAATGGAAACGATGTTATCATCGACAATGGCGGTGCTCTTGAAGATGATTCAAATAACGAATACGTTAAATTTGTAAAAACAGGTTCAGCAGTAAACGAATTTTCAATAGCTAACGCAGCTACAGGTAATGCTCCGGCTTTATCTGTAACAGGTGGCGACACTAACATTGATTTAAATCTTACACCAAAAGGAATCGGTAGAGCGACTTTCAATGGTCAAGGTAAAATTCAAAGTGTTGCAGAAAAAGTTACAACAGAAGCTACAGCAGCTACAGGAACGTTAAACTACGATGTGCTTACACAAGCAGTTTGGAATTTAACAACTGATGCTGGAGCTAACTGGACTTTAAATATTAGAGGTGATGGATCAAACTCTTTAGATTCAATCATGGATACAGGTGAATCAATCACTGTTGCTCATATTGTAAAACAAGGTGGTACACCTTATTACAACAGTGCACTTCAAATTGATAGTTCGTCTGTTACTCCAGAATGGCAAGGTGGATCAGCTCCATCTGCTGGAAACGCGAACTCTTTAGATGTTTATTCGTACACTATAATAAAAACTGGATCAGCTACGTTTACAGCGTTAGCTTCTCTAACACAGTTTGCGTAATAAAATAGGAGGAGAAAGATTATGCCACTACTAGGAAGTTTTGGAGCTGCAGGCTCAAAAGGATTTGGATTTACATCAGGGAGTGTTGAACCTCTTGATGTAGATTATTTAATTGTTGCGGCAGGCGGAGGAGCAGGCCCAGGAGGCGGGGGCGGCGGAGGAATGCGTACGTCTTTTCCTGGAGGAACCAAAATTACATTAGAACAAGCAGTCAATACAGTTACCGTTGGAGCTGGTGTTACATCCAGTGCATGTGGCGGAGCTGGAGGTTGCTCATCAGTTGGTGACATTACAGCTGCTGGTGGTGGAAAAGCTGAAGGAGCATATCCTTACGCAAGTAATCCTAGAGCACTTTCACGAGACGGTGGAGCTGGAGGCGCAGGAGGAACTTGCGGCCAGAACCAACCTAATGGTGTAGGTAATGGAAATACACCACCTGTATCACCACCTCAAGGTGCTAACGGTGGAACAAAAACTTATATCCCCGGAGGGGGAGGTGGCGGAGGCGGAGCGTCCGGCCAAAACGGTACGAACGGTCAAGCTCTTCCACAACCTTCAAACCCACCATTTAATGGATTAGGTAATGGAGGTCCTGGTGGAAACGGAACTGCTAATTCAATTACAGGAGGAAGTACAACTTACGCTGGAGGTGGCGGAGGATTTGCTTACTGGCCAGGCTATAGTGGCGGATCGGGCGGATCCGGGGGCGGCGGAGGCGGCTCTAATCACCCTTCTCAAGGACAAATTTCACAAGCTGGAACTGATGGACTTGGTGGCGGCGGAGGCGGATCCGGGTCAAACAGAGGTGGAAATGGAGTAGTTGTTTTAAGATATCCAACTGCGTGTGCTAGTAGAGTAACAGTTGCACCTGGATGCAACACTACGGCTACAACAGGGAGCTGTACATACGCTACATTTAACGTAACAGGTACATTAAGTTTATCGTAATATGTCTAAAAGATACGCACAAATAAATTCAGCTGATTTAGTCGCTAAGATAGTTTTAGTTAGTGATGATCAAAGCAATCCAGTAGAATGGTGTCAGGCTCGTTATAACACTACAGATAATTTTGTAGAAATTAACCCTGGTTCAATTCATGCAGATGCTGTGGATGATGGTTGGAGTTATTCAAATTCAATGTTTACTGCAGTAAAACCTTATCCTTCATTTGTTGCTAACGTAAGTCAAAATGTAACTATGTGGGATGCACCAGTAACCCCACCATTAACAATCAATAATGATATGCCGGATCCATATGATCCTCCACCTAGCACTTATATGGCTTTATCTATCTTTCAATGGGATGAAGATAACGTTAGATGGTTAAATGGCTTAGGTCAATATTGGGATGCGGTCAACCTTACTTGGGTTGATATTTAATCTTTACAACCATAATCAATAGTTTATATACATCCTATAAAGGATTAGGATGCTACTTGATAACTATTACTATTGGCATGTAAATGCATTACCTGTAACTTACATAGATGATATATTTAGATTAGCTAAAGAACAAAGATATGTAGAAGCGATTATTGGTCAAAGACAAATAAAGAACTATAAACTTAAAACTCAGAAAAAAGAAAAAAGAGATACTACAGTAAAATGGCTTTCACAACAGTGGGTTTACGAAGGTATAAATGGAATTGTTCAAGCAGCAAATGAAAAAGCTGGTTGGAATTATGATTGGGATTATAGTGAGTCTGCTCAATTTACCAAATATACTAAAGGTAAATATTATGGATGGCATTGTGATAGTATTCAAAATCCTTCTGTATATGATAAACCAGGACACCCTGCTCATGGTAAAATGAGAAAGATGTCCTCTATTGTTTCACTGAATGATTCTTCAGAATATGAAGGAGGACAGTTAGAATTTGATTTTAGAAACAAAGATCCTGATAGAAATAAAGGATCTGCAAGTCATGTAGTAGAATGTAAGGAGTTGCAAAAAAAAGGAACTGTGGTAACATTTCCATCATATGTGTGGCACAGAGTAAAGCCAGTTACGAAAGGAGTAAGATACTCACTTGTATTTTGGCATTTGGGTTATCCATTTAAATAAAGGAGAAAAATGAAAGTACATAAATTATTTGAAACAGCTATATATACTATTAAAGAACCAACTTTTTTATACTTGGATAAAGCTTTAGAAAAATATATTAAGCAAGCTAAACAATTAAGTAAGCCAAATATTAAAAAGAGAGAAAAAATATATAAAAAGAAAATTGGAGATTTTGGTTTAAGTCATGCTTCGGTTTCTTTAGTAAACGAGCCTAAGATGGTAGACTTTGGTAACTTCGTGGGTCAAACATCTTATAACATATTAGAATCTCAAGGTTATGATATGTCAAAACATAGAGTAGATTTTAACGAATTGTGGGTACAAGAGTTTAGTAAAAATGGTGGAGGACATCAAAGAGTTCATATTCATCACGCTCACATATCTGGTTTTTATTTTTTAAGATGTAGTGATAGAACGTCTTATCCACTGTTTCATGATCCAAGACCTGGAGCTATGATGACCAAGCTACCGTTTAAAGATCCTCAAACAACATCCATGTCACAAGGACATATAGCTCCTAAACCTGGTGATTTTATGTTTTTTAATTCTTACCTACCACATGAATTTATTGTGGACCCTGGAATAGAACCTTTTAGATTTATTCATTTTAATTTAATTGCATTACCAGAAAAATATTTTAAAGATGAGCTTTCAAAAAAATAAATACTGTGTTGTTAGAAATATAATACCACCTTTACTTGCTGAGTTTTGTTCAAAATATCTGCAAATGAAGAAAGCTAACTATAGAGTTTTAAAAGACTCACAGTATATATCACCTTTCAATATCGATCATGGTTATTTTATAGATCCACAAGTTCCTAATACATACGCTATATTTGGAGATCAAGCGATGGAAACATTGTTTGATTACATAAAACCTGCATTGGAAAAAGTAACTAAATTAAAATTAGTTGAAACTTATGCTTATGCAAGAGTATATAAAAGAGGAGACATCTTAAAAAAACACACAGATAGATCTGCATGTGAGGTTACTACTACCCTAAACTTAGGAGGAGATCTTTGGCCTATTTATGTAAGCAATAAAAAGTTTGTGTTAAAACCTGGAGATATATTAGCTTACAAAGGTTGTGAACTTAAACATTGGAGAGAACCTTTTGAAGGCAATATGTGTGTTCAAGTGTTTCATCATTTTAATAATAAAACAAATAGTAAAGTTGAAATTAATCAATATGATTCTAGACCTATGTTAGGGTTACCGGCATATTTTAAATCTAGAAAAAATGATGAGTGATGTTATAAGATATAATTTAAAAAAGGATTTTAAAACAAAGAAAGATAAAATGGTTGATCATTGTTTAAACTATAAAGACAGAATTTTTGAGGGTATGGGTTATAATTATGAGATTGATCTTAATAATGATTTTGTAAATCTATATCAATTGTTTCTTAAAAAATGTAAAGATACTTTTAAAAAGATTAATTTTATAGATCCTACACCTAGATGTTTTTGTTGTTTAATAGACAAAGATACATATGAAAACAGTTGGCATGATCATTTAGATACTTGCACAGTCAATGGAGTTTTTTATTTAAAGTTAGCTGATACAGAAAGAGGTATTGCTTTTGATTTAAATGAAAGAAACAAAATAGTACCTGATGAATTTGATTTGTTAATAATGAAAAATAGTTTAAAACATAAACCACTTTTACCTAGAAGAAAAAACGATTGTAGAATATCAATAAACATGTCAGTCTTTTGTAAAGAAAATGCTGACAGTATATTTGAAGAAAGTAATAGAGTATGATTTTAAAACCTGTGGTTGTAGATAACTGGTATACTAAAAGTGAACTTAAAAGAGTATATAAAGAATTAGATTTTTATACTGATCGAAACAAACTTATAACACAACACGGTAATGTTGCGGTAAAAGGAGGAGTAGATCAAGCTGATTGTTATAGAATAAGTATAGAAAGACACTTTACTCAAGAGGGTAGAAAGATGTCTGATATTCTTACTTTGATGGAAAAATTTAGAACCAAAGAGTTTCACGACCATATTTATAATACATGTAAAATATACAGGGGGTTTGAACATACTACTGAAGACAGTACACTTATAGCTTACTATGAAGATACTCAGTATTATAAACCTCACACTGATCTTGCAAAATATTCTGTATTAATTTGGGTATTTAAAGAACCAAAAAAATTTACAGGTGGAGATTTAATTTTACCTGATTTAGATGTAAAGATAGAGTGTAAAAATAATAGAATGGTGTTGTTTCCTGGCATGTGTGTTCATGAAGTAACAGAAATAAAAATGAAAAAAGCTAAAAATAAATTAGGAGATGGACGATGGTGTATTGTTCATTTTTTTGAAAAATGATTAAAGTATTTAAAAATTTTATATCTGAAAGTCTTGCATCAGAGATTACCGTATTTGTTCAAGCTCGTGCCAAAGATAATGTGTGGAGCGTAAGTAATTTGACATACAGTCCAGATTTAGTTGAAGCCAGCACTCCTATATTTTCTATGGAACTTCATGAAGATATAGTTAAAAAAATTACTAAACTTTATACAAAACAATTTAAAGAATTTAAAAATAAAACTTTTAATATGGACTATAAGATTTATTCACCTAACTCCTACATAACTTGGCACGGGGATGATGAGTATATAGCTGGATCAACCATATATTTAAACCGAGAATATCACCCAAACGATGGAGGTCTGTTCTTGTATAGAGATGAAAAAAATGATATACGAGGATTAGAACCTACGTATAGATCTATGGTTTTAAACTATAAAGATAAGAATCAACATTGTGTTACAGCCATTTCACCTAAGCCTAGGTTTTTAAGAGAAACAATACAAATTTTTATAAAGAGGTAATATGGAAGGAAAGATAGAACAATTACAGAAGGCACTAGACACATTAGAAAAAAAACTAGAAAGTAGTGAGTCTGTAAAAAATGGAGAGATTGGTATGAATCAAGCTCTTAAGGTTACAATTGAAAAGCAAAGAATTTATATACAAGAACTTACTAGATTAAATGACAAGTACATAAACGAAATTGCAAAAGTAAAAGCAGATCTTAAGTTTTTTTTAGAAAGAAAATAGCATGTATGAAAATAGTAAAGAATTGGTTGGAAAAAGATTTAGCTTTTAGAGTTAGAAATTTTCTATTAGATCAACAATATAAATATACTGAAAGCTCATTACCTGGAACAGGTCCTAGTTTTTTTTCTTCTCATTTTGATATTAATCGAAACAAAGATATTATAAGTTTGTTTCCTCTTCTAGTTAGTCAATTTAATCATGACATAGAAATCTTAAAAGTTTATGCTAATCTTCAGTTCTACGGTATGAATGGCGAGTGGCATACTGATGATGGTGATACTACCTGTTTATGGATGGCAACTAAATCTTTACCAAAAGGATCAGGTGAATTTAAAACAAAGAAACAAAGCGTTAAGTTTGACTTTAATAAACTGGTAATCTTTGATGCTAACAAACCACATAAAGGAATGGCACCAAAAGAATTAAATACGCCTAGGATTACTCTGGCTTTTAAAACAAAAAAACATGCTTAAAGAATTTTATACTACACCTAGATTAGGAATGGATTTACATGATGGAGGAGGACCATTTGGTTTTGATATACATAAAGCTCATGAAGTTTGTACTTTAATAAACGATATGGATGTATCCGTTATAATCGAAACAGGTTCTAACACTGGAGATACTACAGAGTTTTTAGCAAAACTATATCCTACTAAAAAAATAATAACTTGTGATATTAATAATAATTATTTTAACTTTGCTAAAGCAAGATTAGAAAAATATAACAACGTAGAAATATATAATGTAGATAGTGTATATTTAATACAAAATATAAAGTATCCTAAAGATACTTTGTTTTATTTAGATGCTCATGAAAATGGAATGGATCTTCCCCTGACTAGAGAAATTAAATCTATAAAACATGGTATCATAGCTATAGATGACTTTAACATAAACGCTCCAGGGTATTCTTACGAACCAGCTATAAATATAGATTGTATAAAAGGTACAGACGATGTTTATATTAACAACCCTTTAGCAAAATACCCATACCCTATTTTGCAAAGATCTAGAAGATGTGGTAGGGCTTATACAACAAAAAAAGTAAAGGCAAATTGGAACTATGAAATATTTAAAAAATTTTGTAAATCCTGACGACTGCGATCAAATTTATTCTTACTTAAAAGAAAACACTAGTAAGACTTACAATGTTGATAACACAAGGCCTTGGTTTGAAAACAATAATTTATTTTATAGTCGAATAGATAATCCACACATAAAAGATTTAGTTAGAAAGTATATTATTAAATTAAGCACAGCTATTAGTTTACATTACAAACAAAACATTTATCCTCATTATACAGATCTAGTGGTATGGCATAGAGGTAAATATATGGAAGCACATAGAGATGATGGATACAACTCTGATGATGAAGTAAAAAGAATATTAGAACCCAGACATGTAAGCAGTTTGATTTATTTAAACGATGACTTTACAGGAGGTGAAACTTTTGTAGGTAAGAAAAAATTTAAACCTAAAAAAGGTGCAGCTTTAATATTTAAAAGTAATTTATTACACGGTGTAACTCAAGTCAAAGAAGGTGTAAGAGGAACTATTGCTAGTTGGTTTACTAAAGATTTTAATTCTTTTGATATTTAAATTTCATATTTCTCTTGCCAAATAACTTCAAACCAACCTGTAACAATTGTCTTCTCATGTTTTTTAGTAATTACTCCTTTGTGAGTATGAGTAAATCCAGCTGGCCATATTAATGTTAATCCTTTTTTACAAGGCACTCTTAATTTTTGATATTTAAAATCAGTCCCTGCATTGGGCACATCATATAGATATGTCATGAAAACAAGATTTCTTTTTATAATCTGAGGATAACCTGCATTCTCAAAATGCCATTCTTTAAATCCTCCACCTTTAGGATAGTGTTGAATTAGATAAGGTTTAGCTACATTAAAATTTACGTATTGTTTAACAGCTGTATATTTTTTTTGATATGCTTCTACACATTTTTGTAAATGTTTTCTGTATTTGTTAAATGGGGGAAACAAATCATGAGGCCAAAGCATAATGTCTGTTGACTCTTTTATTTCTGGTTTGACTTCAAAATGAGCAACCGTGCCAGTGTATTGTTTATCTTTGTTATTATGAAAATAATCCATAATTTCATCACACAATTCAGCCGGTGCCATGTATCCACCTACAAAACTTTCCAATGGTAATTTATACTCTTTCATGTTATATTCTTATATAAAGGATTATATGCGTTTTGTCGATAGATTAAAAGAAGTAAAATATGCCACTCCTAATCAGAAGAAAAAAGAATTGTGGGATGTAGAGGGTATATTACACAATCAAAAATTTAAATTTGATTTGCGACCTTTAAAAAATAATGCTAAAGGTGGATCCTTTAAAACTAAATCAGATAAGATAGTTTTTAATATGAAAGATCAATTTATAATAGTAGATACAGAAGAGCTTCATCAATACCTCAGAGATAATAAATCAAAGATGGCAACCATAGAAGACTTAATATCTAATTTAGAATGGAATATAATTTTAGTTTAATATGGACCCTGTAATACATCCTATTTTTCCTACAGCTGTATATCATGCTAATATACCTAATATCAGTAGTCCTAATCCAAAAGATTTTAAAAGAGACGTGTTAGGAGGAGTCAACTCCGGTAATGAATTTACAACTAATTATCATGTATTAGATTCCAAACAATACAAGCCTTTGAAAAAGCATATTCAAACTCACATAGATAATTATGTAAAAGACATAGTTAACCCTGCTACACAATTCAAAGTGGACATAACTTTATCTCATATCAACTGGATACCCAAAGGAGGGTTTCATCACATACATGACCACCCTAACTCTTTTTTATCTGGTGTATTTTATTTCGATGTAGACACAGATGATGGTTTAAATTTTCATAAAAGAGAACATAATTTCTTTAGGATATATCCTAATCAATGGAATTACTATAATAGTCATCAATGGACTGTAAAGGTAAACAGAGGAGACCTTTTAATATTTCCTTCTTCTTTACTACACTCTGTTTCTAACGTAAAAATGAAACAGAAAAGATGCACCTTAGCCTTTAATACAATGGTTAAAGGGACCATAGGTGGGGATGATTTAACGGAATTGACACTGAAATAGAGTAGAATATAATACTACCAAAAATATAAAAACTCTATATAATACAAGGCTTATGTTACAGAAGCTTAATTTTAAACCAGGATTCAACAAACAAGCGACAGACTCAGGGGCAGAAGGCCAATGGGTAGATGGTGATTTCGTTAGATTTAGATATGGACTACCAGAAAAAATAGGTGGCTGGGAACAGTTAACCGTAGCTCAGGAAACACTACCAGGAGCAGCTAGAGCTCAACACGCTTTTGCAAGTTTTAATGGTGAAAGATATGTAGCTATCGGAACTTCACAAGGATTATTTTTATATTACGAAGATGCTTTTTATGACATCACTCCCCTAGAAGCTCAAATATCTGGAACGGCTACCTTTGATACAGTTCAAGGATCTGCTGTATGTACAGTTAATTTAACAGGACATGGTTTAAGTAATGGTCGATATGTAACTTTTAACAGCATGTCTATTATTCCAAATGGATTTACAGCTGCTTCTACTTTTACAGAAGGAGCTTTTGAGATTAGAGATGTAACCACTAATAGTTTTGTAATTACAGCTCCTACGGTTGCAGTAAACCCTGGCGGATCGGCAACTGGATCAGCGACTGTTAAACCTTACGTTACAGTAGGACCTACATTTCAAACAGCTGGTTATGGTTGGGGAACATATCTATGGGGTGATTCTACATGGGGGACAGCTAGAACTCTTAGTAACGTTATTCTAGATCCAGGCATCTGGAGCCTTGATAACTTTGGAGAAGTATTAGTTGCAACTATATTTAATGGAAAAACTTTTACTTGGGATGCAGGTGCTTCGGTGCCAAGAGCAAACAGAGCTTCTACTACCACTACAAACTTTAACACTACAGCCAATCCTACAGCCAGCAGATTAACTCTTGTGTCTGATAGAGATAGACACTTATTTCATTTTGGAACAGAAACAACCATTGGAGACTCAACCACACAAGATCCAATGTTTGTAAGATTTTCTA